GTAATATTGAACTGCCCGCACTTTTATTGGTGGTATTTTCCGGATGTGTGCCGTTTACCATGGCCTGGATTATTGTTTTATTTGTTGGATTAAGTGATATGATGGCTGTATGGTAAGGAATGAGAAAGTCAGATTAGTGGCAAATGCTAAAAGGATGTTAGAGATCCAGAATATCGCTAAACAGATTTAATTGATAAAACCAGGAGTTTTTATGAGCAAACAACCTTTAACGATTGCCGAACAAGGTAGCTTCTTTGCCGGTGGTAAAACTATTCAACAAGACGGGGAATACCGTACTGAAAATCAAAGTTCCCATGATGGGCAATATTTTCATGGCGATTATTCTTATGTTTAATATCAAAAACCATTACATGCCAACCATCTGCCACTCGTGTTTTTACATGGCGCGGGGCAATCAGGTAAAACATGGGAATTAACACCAGACAGCCGAGAAGGCTTTGGTACTATTTTCCTACGTCGTGGCTTTTCAACTTACTTAGTCGATCAACCTCGCCGTGGGCGCGCGGGTAATTCCACTGAGTCTGAAAAGATCGTTGTGTAACCTAACGATCAATTTTGGTTTGAAAATTTTCGCATGGGGATCTTCGCGAGTTTATTTGAAGGTAGCCAATTTCCGGAAGATGCTGCCAGTCTTGATCAATTTTTCCGTCAGTACACCCCTAATACCAGGGCCTATGATTTAGGCGTGATTGCCTATGCGATAGCTGCAGTATTTGAACTAGTAGGAGAGGCGGTGCTAATCACTCATTCACAAGGTGGAAGCCCAGTTTGGCAAACGGCATTAAGAAGCCAAAATGTTAAAGGGATTATTTCCTTTGAACTTGGCACAGAATTTGTCTTCCCAGAAGGCGAATTGTCGAATGTTTCTACTGCAGTCAATGATGCAGCTGGTATCTATTTATCCCAATAAATCCTATTGGCATGTTTCGAAGTCTTAACCCGTTTTCCAATTGTAATTTATTATGGCGACTATATCAGTAAAGATAATCCGCACTGGGTATCTCAATGTTGGAGCGAACGTGTGGAAATGGCTAAAGCTTTTGCTGAATGTGTCAATCGTCATGGCGGTGATGCCTCTGTGGTTGTTTTGCCAGAACGAGGCATCTATGGCAATAGCCACTTTGCTTTTGCTGAGAAAAATAATCTGCAAATCGCAGACTTAATGGAACGCTGGTTAGTGGAAAAAGGATTGAAATAATCGAAATAGCGGTCGAATTTTTTAGTGGATTTGTAAAAACACGTTGAAATTTGACCGCACTTAAAAAAAACAAACCCGAAGAGTTAGCGCTCCTCGGGTTTTTCATTCCAATTAAACCATACTTAAAAGGAATAAACTTCATTGGAAATTATAACTAACTTTCTTCCTTTATTCAAGGAGCAAGCTATGCAATATGGATTATGGGAAACGACCTTAGCTTATTTAGTGTTAGGCGTATGTTTCATCATCGCTTGGCGACTCCCAAATATTATTAATTCAATTAAAAACAAAGGTGATAAATAATGAATTTACGCGAAAAACTTTTAGCCAATAAACCTAAAATAACCCAAATTAAAATAAACGGCGAGAATTATTATATCCGTGAGTTTACTGTTGGTGAAATGAATCAAGCCCTTTATGGACAGCAACAAGAGTTAATTCGCATCGCTGAAGAGCAGGGCATTACATTAGCTTTCAACGATGAAATAACTCTCACTGAGCAACTATCAAAAATCTACGATCCTAATCGATTAACTCGAACATTAGCTACTCGACTTTGTGATGAACAAGGCAATAATTTATTTGATGCTAAAAATCCTGAGGATTTGGCCGCACTTTCGGCACTTGATAAGGCGGTATTTGAACAATTAAGCCAAGCCATTGCGGAGCTTGAGCCAAAAAACTTACCAGCCGACGAAAGTTCCAACTAAACCTTTCTCTTTCGCTCGGCAAAACTCTTGAGGAAATCGAACAAATGCCAGAGCATCATCTTCAAGAATACGAAATGTTTTATCAGGAACAGCCTTTTGGATTATGGCGAGAGGATTATCGGACTGCACAAGTTTCACATTTGCTTGCAATGATAAATCGAGACCCTAAGTCTAAGGCTCCAGAATTATCTGATTTTATGCCGTTTTACCAAGAAAAAATGGATGATGAAGATGATGACGGAGTGGCTGATTATTTAGCAAATCGTTAAATTATCTATTGCTCCTACATTTTATATAGATTAAAATCTATATAAATAATAAGAAAGGTAATAGCTGTATGAAACAAGAATGGGAAGTAATTTTACAAGACCCACTTTTGAACTGGTTAAAAACGCTGGCAGAAGATGACGTATTAAAAATCTATGCGGCGTTGGAATTATTATCAACAGAAGGTCCACAATTAAGCAGACCTTATGCGGATACGCTGCAAGGCTCTAAATATACCAATTTAAAAGAATTGCGAGTACAGTCTAAATTATCGGTATTCCGTTTATTTTATATTTTTGACCCTGTCAGACAAGCGATTGTTTTATGTGGCGGAGATAAAAAAGGCAAGAAAGAAAAACTCTTTTACAAAGAGATGATTGCCCTAGCGGAACAAACCTATGATGATTACCTTTCTGAATTAACTAAGGAGTAAGAAAATGAGCGTGAAATTTAAAGATCTGATGAATAATCTTCCAGCTGAAAAGCAAGCGAAAGTGAAAGCTATGGCAGACGATATGCGAATGGAGTTACAACTTTACCGTATTCGTGAAGAATTAGAGCTTTCACAAAAGCAAATGGCAGAAGCATTAAGTATTTCTCAGCCGTCAGTTGTTGCCCTTGAAAAACGTGGTAATGACATTAAATTATCATCAGTTAAACGTTACATTGAAGCAATGGGTGGCGTGTTAAATTTATCGGTTGAATTACCCACAGGAAAAACAGTTACTTTCAACTTATAGAAGGTGGTAAGTATGTTGCGTGATTTCATTCAATTTACAGCAAAATGCTTTTTTATACTGCTTATTGCATTAGGGACATTACTCCTTTTATTTGCCGTTGATTTTACTTATGTTCTCGCTTTTGTTGGTGTATATGTTGCTATTTTCGCAACTTGTCTTGTTGTAGCTATTATTAAAGAAAATAACCGTATTAATAAACTAAGGATAGCTGAACAAGATAAGAATCGTGTGAAATATGTTATTATTAATTAAATTATAAGTTTCTAAAAGCTCGCCTCGGCGGGCTTTTTTTTATGAGGTGAATATGTCAAGTTTAGGTTCGTTAAATATTCTTTTGAGTTTGGACTCAATTCAGTTTAATCAGGCGCTTGATAAATCATCCTATCAAACGCAAAAGTTCGCCAAACAATTTGAATTGAATTTTACAAAAGCTCAGGCCAAAGCAAAACAATTCTCAGAGCGTACAACTCAATATTTGAATAACATAGAGAAAGCGGCAAATACAATTAATAAAACGACAAGCCGTACTTTTTGGGCTGGTATTATAAGTTCAGGCGGTTCCTATTTATCATCTGGTATTTCTGATGTGATGAAATACGCAGATAGTTATACTGAATTACAAAACCGTATTCGCTTAGTAACAAATAGCCAAACAGCTATGGTGGCTGCGACAGAATCGGTGTTTGATATTTCTTTGAAAACTAATCAAGCTGTTGGCGCTACTGCTCAAATCTATCAACGCTTTGCGCAAAATGCAGATAGATTGAATTTATCTCAATTACAAGTCTCAGAATTAACTGAGACTGTCGCAAAATCTGTTGCAATCTCAGGTGCTAGTGCAGGTGCAGCAGAAGCAGCATTAATGCAATTTGGGCAAGCATTAGGAAGTGCTGAATTACGCGGTGATGAGCTTAATTCTGTGATTGAGCAAACTCCAGGACTTGCCGATGCGATAGCTAAAGGGCTTGGCGTAACAACTGGTGAGCTCAAAAACTTAGCTAAAGCAGGGCAATTAGACATTCACACCGTTATCCAAGCTTTAATAAAAGCACGAGATACGGTAGATAATGACTTTAATAAACGCGTTAAAACGCTTTCAATGTCTTTTACAAATTTAGAGACATCGATAACTAAGTTTTCAGGTGAAGCAAATAGTGCGTTAGGTGTTACGCAAAAACTAGCTACTGGGGTCGATTTTGTTAGCGATCATCTCCAAGAATTAATTATTGGTCTTGGATCGCTGACAGCTGCACTTGCTATCGGTCATCTTAGCAAATATGGCTTAGAACTATTAAAAACTGGTTATGCCAGTGCAAAAAATGCTCTAGCGCATATTGCTGAGGCAAGAGCCATAGCAACAAAAGCTACTGCAATGCGTACAGCGGCTCAGGTTGAAATGGCAAGCTTAAACGCACAATTTCAACTTGCGCAATCGGAACAAACACGCTTTGCATTGCGTGAAAGAATGAAAGTGCAGTCAGCGCAAATTATTGCACTTGCACAAGCTGAAGCTACTGCAAAACGAAATCTTGCCACGGCAACTAACATTGCTGCGATGGCGGCAAAAGGTTTGCAAAGTGTAATGGCTTTACTTGGTGGGCCTGCTGGCGTAATTGGAATAGCCGCTACATCATTAATTTTCTTTAGCTCGCAAGCTGCACAAGCAAGACAGTGGGCACTTGATACTACAACTGCAAACCAAGGATTAGCTGATTCTTATGATCAAATCAGTGAATCAGCATTATCACTTAAAATTACTGAACAGCTTGAAAATATAGAAAAATATTACGCTGAAATCGAAAAATTAAAAGCTGGTGTAAAATCAAAAAATATTAATGGCGATTTTGATGGTTTCACAGTCGTTAATGCCCAAACAGAAGCGGAAATTAAAAAAGTTAATGCTCAAATCGGCATGATGACAGAGAATGCTGATAAAGCCAAACAAGCACTTGAGAAAATGCTTTCTCCGCTTGGCGAGAAGATGCTGCGAGCAGGTAAAAATGTTGATGAAGTGCGGCAGGAATTCAAGTTGCTTGGCGTATCATCTGAAACCGCAGATAACATTATAGCTAGCTTGCTGAAAAGCTTTAATGATACAGCTAATAGTGCAAATAAAGCCGCAGATAAGACATTAGATTTAAAAGATGCAATTGATAAATTAAATGGTAAATCAACAACGCTTGCTCAAAAACTAGAAGTCGCGAAGTTAAAACAACAAGGGCAAGCAAAATCTGCATATGTTTTAGCAGGTCTCTATGAATTGCTTGGGAAAGAGGGTGCTGAATATAATGAAGTATTGATTGGCATTGCGACAGGCACCATTACCGCAGCTAATGCGGCAGATAAAGCTGTTGGTTTATCTATTGAGACTTTGAAAAAGATTTTAGATGGTAAAGCTCAACTAGAACAAGATTTCACCAAAGAAAACCAAATAAATAAAATAGAGACAGGTCTAAAGGAGAATGGGCGTCATTCAAAAGGATCTAAAACTGACTATGTAAAACAATACACAGATCAAGTTAGCGAAATGGAAAAACGCCTGTCTGAATTGCGGGCAAATGCTCAGGATATAGCATTATTTGGTCAAACAAGCCAATATCAAGAGGTGAACAAGCTAACACAAGATATCGCTGCCAACGCTGAAAAATATGCACATTTTGGTGCTGATGGATTAGCAAAACTCAAGGATATGGCGGCCCAAATTGATGCTGCACAGCAAGAAGTCTCTATTAATCAATTTACTTTTGATAATTCTGAAAAATTACGAGGAATGGAGTTTGAATTAACTCTACTTGGGAAAACTCGACAAGAACAAGAGTTAATGCAGTACAATCACCAGCTTGATTTAGAAGCGGCAAGGTTAAAAATCGGAATGTCGCAGGAAAATATAGCCAAACTAGATGAAGAAATTGCCAAACTTAAAGAGCGTCGTGGGATTATTCAGCAACAAACGGAAGAATCTCGTGGTAGTGCAATTCTTGGTTTTCAGCAAGGAATGAAAACAATTGAAGAGCAGGTTTCTGATGTCGCAGGAAACATAAGCAACATTACCGTGAACGCATTTAATGGTATGTCTGATGCTTTAACTGACTTTATCATGACGGGTAAAACTGACTTCAACTCCCTAGCAAAATCAATCATCAAAGATATTGTTCAAATGACGACAAAAATGATTATTTTTACATCAATTAAGGCAGCGTTAGAAGGAACATCTTTTGGCAAAATTCTCGGGTTCTCTGGAGGCGGTTTAGTCCCTGAATCAAAATATACTGGCGGACTCGTTGGATTTGATGAAGGGGGATTTACTGGTATAGGGGGGAAATATACTCCAGCTGGTATTGTACATAAGGGAAAATACGTCATAACAAAAGAAGCCACTGCTCGTTTGGGTCGTGGCTTTTTAGATCATCTTAATTACGGTTCTGTTCGTCGTGGTTTTGCTAATGGTGGTGGAGTCGGTGTACCAAGATTGCCAACTATGGCTTATCAACCTAAATCATCAGGGAATATAGCGGTTAAGGTGATTAATAACGGTGAACCGATGGATGCAACGGTAAGCCAACAATCAAGAAATGGACAGCTTGAAATCACCGTGGAATTAGTGCGACAAATTGCGCAAGCGGAAGCAGGAACAATGTTGCAGAAGAATATGCGCCCTGGCGGATTGTTATCTTAGGAGTAAACATGGCATTAAAAACATTATCTTGGTGTCCTCAGCCTAAATACACTGTAGAGGAAGAACCTAGACGAAAAGTGATTAATTTTGGCGATGGTTATCAACAGCGAATGGTGGACGGACTAAATCCGCTGCTTCGCAAATTTAACCTGACATACAAGCTCAATCACAAAAGTGCGGGCGAATTTAAACGCTATTTTAC